TCGTCCACCGGCGCGCCCTCCAAACGATGAGATATGTGTTGTATCAACGTCTCCGAAACCTCGGCTCTCAAAAGCGTCAGTCCGATTGAACTTACCCCTCCGTATGGCGGCCGTAGAACTCGGGCGTTTGACGCCCGACTGTGGCATATCGTCAGACTGAAATCCCGATCGCCCCTCTATACCGCCATAATCCCCTCCAATGGTAGGCACAACCTCAACCGGTCCGGAAACCGGCCGGGATTGGCGTATCGGCATTTTAGCAGTAAATTGTCTGAATTCGAACTTCTGAGTATCAAACGCCTTTATTGACTGATGAAAGATGTTGGCTTTGGGATTATTCTTCACGGCTCGATCGACATCCAAACAATTGTCCCCGCCGGCGCAGTGCGGCATACGTCCTGGTATAATTCCGAATCACTCACATGAACGGAGTTCATTGCCAAGTCTATGTAAGCACTCTGCCCGATCCCGAAGCCTCCAACACCGCTGCCCCACCCATTGACCATGGCGACTCCAGGAGTGACAGGGCGAAAAGCTCTGACAAGCACCTGAAATGGTAAACTGAGGCTGCCCCAGCCGCCCGAGGTCCCATATCCTATCACCCCTGGTCCGCTTGAAATCAGTGAACCGTAGGCTCCTGTATCTGAAGGGACTGTCGGCTCGAAGATTATCGGGGGCCTGCCTGTCAGGTCGCTCAGGAGGTCATATATCGCCGCCCTGGTGCAACGGTCCCTGAGTAGTTCTATCTTAATCCTGCCGCGGAATGCGACGTCCGTCTCCAAAAGCCAGCGTCTAACTCGATGCCCAAAGTAATCCCACGCGATCAGATCGAGCCAGGTACCAAAGGCAGTGCCTATTCGAGTTTGTGCTCTCGTATAACATAACAAATTGAATTGACCAGCCCACCCAGCAGATATCGAATTCAAGACTGAGTCCAATATCGGAGTCTCTTCTCCGAACCATTGGGTGGGCAGTGTCGCCTTGATTTTTTGGAGGAGGTTCAAGGTGGTACTTGCCAGTTCAAGTAAAGATTAGATTTGAACACTGAAATGCCCCCGTAGGCTGTGATATTAAATCCAATAACTGACCGTTTAGCATGACATTGGAGACATTAGTAATTCTCGGTTCAGTCCGATATACAAGTTGACTAATCCGAGTAACTGAAAGCCCGGTACCTATCCCATGTGAATTAATGTAGTTTTCGATAGTAGGCTGCAGGAGACTTTGAACGGTCGATATAGAAAGTTCTGGAGGACATTCCACTGAAAGACTTACCTGGACCTCGGTGAGCTGAGGTGGTTGTATTGAGAAGGACGTGCCAACCGGTCGTACGGCCGCTATGGCGACGGAGAGAGACTCGAAAAGAAGATCTGTTACCGTACCAGACCCGTCATTAACGATAATAAGAATATTGCCTGGTCTGGTATCCCCGATTGCGTCCACATTTTCGAGGATCACATAATTCAATTCAGGATTCACCAATGTTATCGCGTATCCGATTGCATCAATTGTAGCCCGAGATCGGGCAGCAAAAAAACTTGCGAAGCGACTTCTAAATGTCGCATCGCTCTCGGGATCCATTCCTCCCATAGTGGCACTTTGATTATTAACAAAATCAATCCCGGGAACGGCCGACGCCAAAAGCGTTATGGTGTTTGAGAGTACGTCTCCCGCGAGCCCAGCGGCGACGGCGGTAATCGGCAGATCAATTGCCATAACACCTGCCGCTAGGCAATACGCGTTCATAGAGCCTTGCCATGCCAGATTCGAAGTGTCAACCAAAACAGAGAAGCTAACTGATCCGTCCTGCGTTTTGATCGTAGTGCCGATGGGCACGAACGCCGCGGCAGTACCTGAGAATCTTGAGAACGTAGCTATGCCCGTCGCCGCAATGGCCGGTAAACGTTGAAATGAAAAGTCGGCCATCCAACTATCCAGATCTGAACCAATGCTCGTGGCCGCGCGTGTGGTTTGCAACGTGAGCAGAGTCAACCATTGAACCCATAGCACGATGGCCGCGTTAGCTTCTATCAATGCGCGGAGCACGGACCCCACCGAAATATCAATTAACTTTCCAGCTGAGGCAGCTATCGTGGCCGACATATCTCGGACGATTGTAGTGAAGGTGCGGGTTGGGAGGATCATTCGATTAGGTGCCCAGGCCGAAAGCGACGGAGCTCCCCGTGAACATACCCGCGACCTGGTATTGGATGGTTACCGAGGTAGCGGAGAACACCCCTCCCGGTGACTGACTGATCTGAACGGACGGTGGAGGAGCCGTCACAATTAGTTGTTCATGTAAAAGTTGATCCAAAGTTGTATTTTCGATGGTATTTTGTGAGTATGGTAACCCAACATAACTGCCTAGTCCGGCTCCGTATTCCGTGTGCCAAATGTAATTACCTGAGTTAGTCAGCAGTCGCCGAATAATCCGCTGCTGGATTTCTAATTGGATCGGTGACACGGCAATATCCCCGCTGGGCCCAACAGAAAGATCACCTCCCCAGTTGCAAGCTAGCGCGATCATTGCGTGTCAATCCAGCGTAAGCGGCACTGAAGTCTCTTGACCGTTTTGGGTGTGATGGATGTGGGCATTATAATCGTTCCGCAGCTTGCTAAGTGAACCGTGAGAGTCGTAGACATCACCTGATACATGCAAATCACCTTCAATGGCGACGATACCCGAATTAAGCAACCGGAGTGAACAGCCTGACAGATGTCTGATGATCAACTCACCGGCCTCGACCAGCGGGGGACGGACTAAATTAGAAAAGAAACGACCGACGATCAGGCCATGCTGTGCATCACCCTCTTGAGGTATGATAAGTACCTGGTCGCCTGGACTGGGCGGACACGACAAACCCCAACCCGAACCAGCCCACTGCGTTAATACCGGTAACCAACCTGTCAATACGCCTTCCGGCTGCAACAGCACTTTCGCTGTCGCGGTTGTTGGATCTGATGAGGAAACAATACCAATCCGTGGCTGTGCAGAGGTCCCAAGCAGGCGGCTCGACGCAACATTGACCAGATCAAAAAGTTCGTTCATCTCACGATTTGGTCGCATCAGCAGAAATTACGGAATTGGACATCAACGCACATCCACGAACAGATTGAGTGAAGCCACCTGTCGACGAGAATCGCCAATGCACGGACTTTACCAGATAGTCGGTATCAAAGCCTACGCCATTGCCGCTGATTGTAACAATATCCCGAGGAGCCAGTGATACGTTGCCCGGTAGAACGAATTCGACCGTAAGGTCTTGCTGATTTAGCTGATTTAAATATCTTTGAGCCAATCCCTCCGTACCCTGAGAGGTCAGGTTCGGTCTAACAATTGCGACCTCTGTGCCCAGATCAAGGCTTAGCCCTCCGGTCTCCGAACTCGCATGATTATAAGACTGCTTGCTGGTGTAAGCCAATGTCTGATTTAGCCAAGAATTCCAGCTTTTGACGGTCACACTCGTTTGACCAGACAAAGGGCAACTCATATGGAACCTGATACTTTTAACAAGATTGTCTCTTATCGCCCAATTTTTCTTTTGCAATGCAGTCGACGGTGCGAATACAAGTGTCGTGCCGCTCACGAATAACTCGAACTCCTCATGAGTCGCCAACTGAGTAAGGATGTCCCACTCGCTGGTGATGTGAGAGTGAGCATTAAGTAGCATCTGATTGTAGCTGCTTGACTGATAGCTTCCGACCATTGCCGAAGTTGCCGCGATATTTTCGTCGAACCCGTGACGTCGAGCAATCTGAGAGGCGATTTCGCTAGCTGTCAGATTACAGAATGAGTCCTGATAACCAGAATTGATTAGAACTGAAGAATAGTCACGCCCTTGAACGCGAGCAACCCGAGTTATTGGATCGAACGCTATACCATCCGCTAATCCTTGGAATACGACCGTCTCGCCATCGTCCTTTTGACATTGCATAAAAATCGTCACGGCTACCCTGCCCGCTGACGGTGTCAACCATTGTTCAGTCCCCGATGTTTGCCCGGTAGCAACCGTTACCTCGAACTGAGAGCTTTTATATGAGCCAGCGACGGTCATATCTACATGCAAAACTGACTCTACTGGTAATCCATTGAATTGCGCTCTCACTCTGGGAGTTCTGAGAGGCGGGACATTGAGACTAACCGCCACCTTCGTGCCTCTGGTCGGTTCGAAGGGATGGTAGCTTCAACGTTATCGGTTGATGTAAAAAAGGATCTCGAATTTGGTTGACCAATGCTATCCGAGACCATTGAGTCGCATCGCCGAGATATTCGGCTGCAATGTGGAACAGCGTCATCCCGGATTGGGCGTATATGGTCTGTATCATTGTTGTTCAACGGCTTCGGCACTCACAGAGATGGACATCAAGCGGTTGCGAGCGAGTACCAGGGCAGCTAACTGACCAGCGTTTGAGACCATTCCGATTAACGAACTCGCTTCGGCGCGAGGCAACCCCGTTACTCTCATCTGGTCGCTAGAAGATATCAAGTCAAGGCTTGTGAGCCGATTATCAATAGAGGAACAAAGTGCCCGTGTTTCCTGAAGCGCACCAACGGGGGCAATGTCAAAACTCAGCGAGGCGAGTTTGCCAAGTGCCGTGAGCTGGTCGAATGTTGGGATTATGCCTGTGTCGTTTAATAAACTGACGAAATCGTTTATTTGCGTATCCGGCGATACCAATGTTTCGTTCGTCGATATCGCAACTCGTTCGCTACACGGATTCATAACATAGCAAGAGAGTTTGTAGGGTATCCACTGATTCGAAGAATAGTTGAGTTCGAAGTCCCGTATCACGACTGATAATGTTTTCGAGTTCCACGTTAAATTGACGGGAACACCTTGTGACCTCAAATGTTCAATCGCGCGGCTTCGTACCGTGGCGTCAACTCCTGTGAAAATGCCGCGAAAACTCACGACCTCGGGATCCTCTCCGAGGGAGTCTATCGATGAGGAGCCGGAACCCAAACGATGGACGACAAGCCGATGTTTCGATTTCAAGAGGATTCGTTCTGGTGCCTCGAGGCCGTAGAATGAGAACGAACCCAATGTCAGCAAAGAGTCCGACATGCCTTTTGTCCTTAAGTGAACTCGATTTCGTTCGATGGCGTAATATACGCCGCTTTAGATATCATGACTGCCCAAGATCCAGCTTTTCCCGCAACACTCAGCAATGTCCAGAGTCCCGTGATCTCGACCGACCTGAGCCCGGGAACTTGGTTGGGGGCTGTATGTGACGCTCCATCACATACTATAGGTATCCAGCGTATTCTTCACTGATTGATTCTGTCATCGGGCAGTCAGTCCCGAAATGTGACGGGGCAAACACATCCCGGTTCCATCATCGGGCGGGTACACAATGGCAAGCACTCTTCCCGCTAGTACTCGTTGGATGTTACGGACCCGGGACAGGCTTCAGGTGACGAAAGCGTCGGCCCGTCTCCCGATTAACCGATAGGCGGGAACGTCAAAGCGGCCCTGGAATGGTGTAATCATGCAAAAACCATGACGAACCCATTGCGCCGAAGAAGATGAGCACCGTCCCAGGTACCACCAGGAAAGTCATCTTCGTTCGGACGCAGCCGTATAGCCCAACCTCAATAGCGAAACATCAGTCAGTTACTGCCCGAAGTCAGATTTCGTGTAGTGCCTTCAATGCATTCGGGCCTTCGGAATCCCGCCATATCCACCCGGTGCCTCCCTTCCGCCGGCCTTACCGCTCGCGATCACCACCGTATCCCGATGCACATCGAACGAAACATAGGACATTAGTTGTTTCCAGACCTACGGTTTATGTGTGAGATTCGATGTTAAATCGTCCGACCCCACCTCAAAAAACTGCGTTGTGTCTGATAGATCGCTCTCTTATCGACGAATACTTGACCCAGTCCTCAGTGAGGCAGCTGCTTTTGGGTCCTTGGTACATTGAGAGGTCACACCCAACCAGACTCGCTCCGATAAAGGAAATCAAGATGTCATGAGAGCGTTGATCGATCTGGCATAGCCGATAGAATTTGATCTAATTGCTGTAAGGCATAAGAAAAGTGCCATCTATCGAGATCGGACATTGAGAATGCAATATCGAAAGGCACGCCATTACGAAGGAGATAAAGGCACTCCATCAGACTGACGTGCCCGCGACGTTTCCCTCCGGCGCCCCGGCGACTAACAATTCTGCTTTATCATTTTCGTTCAACGCTTCGGCGATCGCCCGAAGGCCGTCGTCTCCGAGTTCCATAACAAGGGTCTCTATCTGACGTTCATTTGTTGGGGTTGGACGAGGAACCCCATCAATTTCCATGAGCGAAAGGGTTAAAGCAGCCATATTTAGCCAGGCGTCATTCTGAGATAAATCAGGTCCAGCGGTCTTCAGTAGTCGGAGACGGTCTATAGCGTTGATACGTCGAACCGTGAGGTTCCGACCCAGACAGTCACGGATCTGAATTGTTTTACAGGTATCGGCGAGGATAAGTTCCGTTGGCGTTATCACATACGCATCCTCCGGGAGGCAAAGAATTCGAGCTTTTGCTTAACGGCGGCGTCCCCTCGCCACTGGCCTGCGTTCGAGAGATGAAAGACTACAGAGTTATACTGATAAGTCGACGTAGAACCATCTATTTCGGAGACATACTGGTACATTGAGCTCGTGGCATTCACGGAGCCCGTGAAATAACTTTGCTCAGTAGCTGCGATAAAGTCATCTACCGTGGAATCACCACGCTCCAATTCGAAGCTTCCTTCCCACCCTTTTGGCAATTCCAGACCTAGTTGACTTCCATCTAACCGATTAACTCGAACCGACTGAGTTACCTGATGACTATCAAACCCTGTAACATGGTTCAGGGTTATTTGCCCCGAAGGTCCGATCACGACCAGCTGAGTGTCCCGCCCTACCGAGAAGATTGAAAGAGCCATTGTCGTACTCCTATTGACCCGGTTGGCCGGTTGGCAATGTTTGCATCGCTATTTGGACAGTTTGCCCCCCTTCGAGACTTATGATGAATATCTCGTTAATAGACTGGTATTGGATCTGAACATTCGCCTGCACGTATCCAAGGCCAGTCATGCTCAGTGGGTTATTGGA